AGCTAATATGAACATAATATAGTTCATTGTGGATAACTTTGTTTATTAACTTCAAAGACTGTGTTGGGGTTTACATTTGCCCAACGCTTAAAGTTTTCTTTTGCTCTACTGTTTATTCTAAATACTAATACATAGTCTGGGTGTTCAGTTACTTGTTGTTCATTAGTAAAGCGATAACCTAACTTGCCAAGAACACCTAGTTTAATCTTACCTACTGTCCCATCATTCTTCACCCACTTACAACTGAAGAAACCATTCTGAACTATGTCTTTAAATTCATTCTTTGTCATTCTATATCCTTTCTATTTCTATCTATTGAGTATCATAGAACTATAACTATTGATATAGCCACTTCAATTAAATTGTGGATAACTATTTAATGACTTCGACGAGGAGTGCCTGAGCCCCCGGGCCACAAACTGTGAAGGTACTCTTCTTCAAAGTTTTGGAACGAGGAGTTTGGGAGTTTGAAGAGGACTTACGGATATAACTACCATGCCTCTTCATAATGGGGTGTACTTTAATTATAACGTGCATTAACGAAACCATTACTTACTCTTATATAAATAAAACTAACATACTACTTCCAGTATTTCAGCTTAGACCTTTTGCAAGGTATGGAACTTATGTTTCTGTGACCATCCTATTTATACACTGTTTTTTTTAACTGTGTTTTACCAGCTACACATGTTAGTATTATATCAGAAAAATGGTGTCATGTAAATCCTCTCTTTCTATTTGTTGTGGATAACTTTTACTCACGCCGTGTTTTGTTGCCTGGAAGCCCGGGCGCAGCAGGTCATCAAGTAGATTTCAATACTACTACTATTATAAGTATAACAATAGCGAGTTTTACTGGGATTAATAACGTTAGTCAGTCCATAGGTACCTTCCTTTCTCATTCTATCTTCAGGACTACAACGCAAATGCTTGTATGTCAATAGACATTTATCCTTTATTTCTGCCGTTTCGTTCATGGGAACTTCCCGCGGGCGCCCGGGCGGGCGAGAACTAATCCTCCCCTATGTATATAGTGGGGAGGAATGCTCTGGAGTTTGGGAGTTTTAACTAGCGAATATGCTTTTCACCTGTTCAGTAAATCCTTTTTCTTCTTCTGTTTGTAGTTCTTCTACTCTCTTTGCATTTCGTGTCATGACTGGTACTACACCATCATAGTGTGCTTTAATACCTTTCAGTATATCTGTGTTGTCCTCTATTGCTTCAGCGATTCTACTTAAGCTTGATACTATTGAATCTTCGTCTTCTCTTATAACCATATGAACTCCTTTGTTCTATTTCTACTTATTATATAACACCTCATCACATCTATTACAACCCATTCACAAAATTTGTTGTGGATAACTTTCGTGAGGAGAAAGATACGCATCAGGGGAAGTCCCTGCGCGCCCGGGCAACAAACCAGCAAAAGACCATAGGCCAAGACGGGAGGTTTATTATCGGAGTTTGGGAGTTTAACCCGCGGGCGCCCGGTGCCTGAACTACCTGGATCTCGCTATGTCCAAGATGGGAGGTTAAATTACGGGAGTTTGGGAGTTTGGGAGTTTACGAACTCAGCGAGTACCAGCCCGGGCAGCGGGCCCTCATACAAAGGCCAAGGTCCTAGGTCCAAGTTGGGTGAATCTCGGAGTTTGGGAGTTTGAGCACCGTCAAAAAGCTTTACGACCCCCTTCCCGGGGTCCTTAATTAGGATAAATACAGGGGCACCTTTCCGAGAATAGGACACGTGGAAAGCATTCTGGAGAGGAGATACTAGTACTTTAGCGTCCCCTTTTTTATTACGCCTCATTACTTTAAGTTCTAAAGTAAAGAATCCACAATTTTTGTGGTATACCACACAATCTGGGAATCCTGGTGTAACGTATGATTCAATACGTGAAACAAGATAGTCACCACTTTCTAAGTATATCTTTACAGTCTTCCAAAAGCTGGTTTCTGGTTTTACGGTCATACTTTGTTTTGTCTTTTACTACTTTTTGTTTGTACTGGGGTGATGTCCTTAATTCCTTCGCTATCGGATTTCTCTTCGACCGAAAGGATAGTTTTATTATCTTCTTTTCTAAATTTACCATCTAGTCCTAAGTCACTTAATTGTTTTAATACTTCATCACGCGACATTGAATCAATACTTCCTGTCCTAATTTCTTTGCGGTCAATGTACAATCCGGCCGCTTGGCCACGCAACCGTTCAGCGTTAACTGCAGCACTATAAGACTTAGCAGTAAGTGCAGTCTCACGTAATCTTGCCAATTCTTGCACATGTTTATCCATTTCTACTTTATGAGTTTTTACTATTTCTTCCCTACGTTTAGCAACCGCGCTAAATACCTTAGGGTACTTCTTTGCATTCAAAAGTTCAGAAGCAGTGACAGCTGCTCTCTCTGGCTTATAACCAGACTGCCTTGCACACTCTGTAGGTGTAAGCCTACCTTCATTTTCTACAAACAAATTAACAAATATCCTTTGCCTATCAGTCAACCCATCTTCGCCTCTTGGGTACTTTAAAGCCATATCCCTGGTATTACGGATGGTATTACGGGCAACCTTCTCTCCTAATCTATCTATCTTATTGATAATACTGTCTTTTTCACTCATTCTATACTCCAAAACTCTTTTTTTCTTCTATATTCCATGGACTCGTAATACCTCCGTAATACTCTGTATCCCTTATAGCGCTTAATAAATGGCAAAAGGTATTACGGTATTGGCTAGAATCTACTTTAGAAAAAAAGAAAAAACTTTTTAGCAACCAGCGCCGTAATACAATACTCTTCATAGAACAACCACTGTACGCTTTAAATACTTCTGAAAGTCAACGTATCCGCGCTTTTTAAGGTTATTGACATACTGGTATACGTTATCTTTAGACTTCATGCCATTTAATTGTTTCATCTCTTCAAATGAGGGTGAATAGCCATTTTGCTTAATAAACCCCCGTAATACCTCAAGAAACTTAGCTTGCTTTTTAGTTAAACCAAACTTACTCGTAATACCTTTGCCAATACCTTTATTTACTGTCATTATATCCTTTCGCATCCGGGTTAGGTCCATAGTTCTTGCTCACATGCCGCATCATCTCTGCTTTACCCCATTCGTCTATTGTTTCTTTGGTTATAGATTTCTCCAATGTTTCCTGTAGCTCTTTTTCTTTCTCCGTCCATTCTATTCTTTTAGGAGATCTCTTCCTTTCGTATGTATGAATTTTAGACCAAGTAATTATATGATTAGCAGCCTTAGACCGCACATAACCACGCTGTGGGTCTAGTTGTGGGTACTTTGGTTCTGGTGTAGTATCAAAATTATCTTCTATGTATTGTCTTGCTTCTTCCTCATCCTTAAATTGTTTGATGACCTTCTCAATAATTTTCTTATCTTCCCATAAGTTAATTTCGTATGTCTGCATGATCCACCTTTAAATATTCTATTCGTGCTACCCAAGTTTTAGGAATTGCAATTGCACCACCACCTGCGATGTCTTCTTTATCTTCTGGATCCACGGCAAATGAACGCATAATAACTATCTTTTCTGAATTATTAACTACCATCCACCCAACCTCCTGGCAAGTTGCCAAAGGACAGTTAATGACTTTTTTAATATCCATCCACCCAGTTTGACTATCCCGGGCATCCAGCCACGTTACACGAACCATTGGAACATTATCTATGTCCATTAAAATCCTGGGTACTTGGGGCACTCTGTACTATCCAAGAATCCTTCATAATAACGTGATTCTTTTTTAGCTTCTGCAGCTACCGCATGGTTGCCTTCAAACTCCTGGTCATAGTATTTATCTACAGCTTTCTTTTTAGCATCATAAACATTAACCATTACGCACACAGGTTTGCCTACCATTATACCATTCTTGTATTCTGGTTCTTCATAAATATCTAACAATTCATTATATACTTTAGTACCAAAATCTTGAGGTTCATCCTCTACTGTCTCGTCGTACACCCAATCTTTAAACTTACTCATACTAACCCCATCCATATTTTGTACATCCATACTAATATTTGAAAACCTATCCATATTTTAATAGGGATTAATAAAAACCAAAAAAGATTCCAGATCATCTTCGAAATGCCATATATTCATAATCAAAATCACCATGTCTCTTTTGTAGGAGGTTGACTAAATTTCCTTCTTGACTTTTCTGAACTAATCGGCGTAGCTTTTTAACCCTCTCAATGTCAACATTAGGTGAAATTGGTTGTAATGCTGGGTCACATAGGTAACCCCTGTAGTAAGTAATACGCTCACCACCATTTGTTTTGTTAATCCAATTTGTATATGCTTTTAAACTTATCATAATTATCTTTCTGTTCTTATTATACCATTTTCAAATGAAAAGTACAAGCATATTATTTGGCTGTTTTCCGCCATTATTATGTCAAGGTAAAAATTATTAATCTCTTGTAAAAGTTATCCACACCCTGTATACATAGGTTCTCAACTTCATTTAACCAAACGGACCATTCTGTCGCTCAATAAAACATAGAGCGAGGATGGTCCTACTTATTAAAAGAGATAGAATGTCAAGACGAATAAAAAATGTATGGAAAGATTTCGTAAAATGGTTAAACTACGAACCTCATAAAACATACATGAGAGGCAAGTGAATATATTCTTACTACTAATGCTAATATCGTTTCCAAGCGCACCCTCAGTGAAGTATACGGCACTAGTATACCCAACTGAAGCTGAATGCTTAACAGCACGTGACAGGTACATGAATGCATATGAATCTAAAGACTTGGCATACAAAAGTAATATAAAAACTGAAGCCTTCTGTTTACCCTTTGAATCTTTCCCTATACCTGGTATGATAAACGGCACTAACATATAATCCTGGAGGGATATTAAAATGATGAATAAAGAATGCCCAGCCTGTAACCAAGATCCATGCGTCTGCGACGATTCATGCGATTCATGTGGGGCTTAAATGGCTGAAGATAGATTTGATGTATCGGATAGAACTAGTGTTTCTATGCCTATGCGTAATCTTATATCGATTCTCGCTGCCGTTGGAATTGGAGTATACGCCTTTTTCGGAATACAAGAAAGGCTTAACAATGTTGAGACGAGAAACACCCTTATGGAGGCCGATCTCACAAAAAACACAGAGTTCCGTATTAAATGGCCAAGAGGTGAATTAGGATCTTTGCCAGCAGATAGTGAACAATTTATGCTTATAGAGCATCTCTCAGGACAGTTTGAGAAACTTCAAGAACAAGTAGAGGAATTGAAATATAATAAAGTAAATATAGATAGACTCAAAATGGACATGGAACAAGCCCAGTCTAGTATTGAAGTTTTAAAAGATAAAGTAAGACAAAACGGAGGATTAAAATATGCTGATTAAAGAAGTGATAGCTTTGTGTATGTTTGTCAATGGAAGTTTGGATGGCCATATGCTCGTTGAGGGAAACAACCTATCAAAATGCTTAAAAATTAAGAGGGAGGCTGAGAGGAATCTATCAGATAATAGAGTTAATACTATTCGTTATGCATGTGGATTTGTAACAGCAGAACTGAAAGAAGATGCAGAAGGCAATCTTAAAATATATAAAATAATTAAAGATAAATATGGTAATTAATGATTAGTCTTCTTGCAACGCGTACTCTCGAATCTTCTGCAACATACCATGCACGCCGTTCCTTCGGCCAGGCGTTAACAAAACATCGAGATTTAAACCTTCTAAATCTTTTCTTTCGAAAGCTAAAATATTTTTTCGCGTAGATCCACTAAACACATCCGCTAACATACAAACCATCCCTTTTGATATTAATGCATCTGAATCTGCACTAAAATGTATTGTTTCAGGAGGATGATAACCCGGTACTAACCATGTCCTGGTCTGGCATCCATGAACTTCAAACTTTTTTAAACGCAGTTGCTCAACTAATGGCTCGCTTTTTTTACCTAGCAGCATCAGCCAGGCATATTTGTTTTGATGCTCCGGTATCTTGTCAAGTATATCTATATACCTATCTAGTTTTTCCTTAATCATAACATCCAAGAGGTTTTAGAATTAACATCTTTTCTACATATACCACAGAACCTGTCATATTTTGAATATGCTTCGTAATTTTTGTAGCATATAGTGCACTCAGCTTTTCCTATTACTAACATATTAGGATTTCTTTTGTACTTTCGTATAAAAGCATACCGTGAAGTAGGAGCTGGCACATAACCGTTTTTAGTTTTGTGACGATAAAGACGCCCCATCACTGCATTCTTAGTTAGACCTACAATAGCACCTATCTCTGTTGCTGTTTTACTTTCATCGCTTAGTTTTAGTATTTGATTTAATATTTCTTCCTTGTTCATTCTTTCTCCTTTCTATTTGTTTTTTTTCGTCTTTTTCTAAAAACATCCAATCAAGCCGCGGTCCAAAGTACCAAGCTTTTGATTTTTTATTTTCCCAGTCATTACTCCAATACCATTGTCCTACGTGTTTCTTTTGTTCCATCTTGTTCCCCTATTGTTCCATCGCTTATGCCATGCCCAATTACTAATCTTGCCGCCGTAGCGTTCGCACAAATAATAAAAATAATCTATCATTTTTTATTCTTTTTAAATTTACGACCTACCACAAACACAATAGAATTAATTACTGTATTAATTGTTACCATCCCTAAAATCCACCACTGCCAAAACTCAACTGTCATATTACATCCTTAGTAATCCACGCAATAAGAAATAAAACACACAATGTTCCAATAAGCCACGCCATGTCTTCTGAAAAACGTGTCATAAGTTTCCATTCCTCATTTGTAAGGTTTTTGGGTTTATTACCCGGGTCCAATGGTGCCACCCATCTCTTTAAGACCCGATACGGGGCAGATATGAGCTTTTTTATTTGGCTGAAAACAGCCATTTTTATGTCCTTGTCTTTTGGGTCCCAAACGTCCATCATTTTGTCTCCTTTGTGTTATTAGGCATAGAAATCACGTTATCCTTCACTGCGAAGTTAAATGCTGCATTAAATGCAATAGATATACGCTGCCTGTTAGATCTGTTTACTTCTACATCATGTAATAAGTAAGAAGGAAATAATAGCATATCCCCTTCACGTGGTTCATGGCCAATCATGTTAGAATAAGGTTGTCCTGGTCTAATCATTTTATTCATCTGTTCATGCGTTGCAAATCTAATGACACCAGTGTCTTTTCCTTGAACATAATAGACGCCGGATACATCTGCATCAGCTCTGTAATGGGAGTGAAATAAATTAGCACTTCCTGGTTCATTAATATTAGTCCAATAAGTTATTTGTGCGTCCATTGGTTTATTAGGAAAATAATGATCTGCCCATGAGGACAACATTAAACCAATTGCTTTGTATAACTCGGCTTCACATTTATATTTTTCTATGCTGCGCCAACACCCTACGTTACCCCCTGGCAATCCAATAGGATCTTTCTTTTTTATTCCTTCTATCTCACCCATGATAAGATTATTTAAGTTTTCATAGTTCGTGTAGTTCTCGTAGAATACACGTGTGTCTTGTATGGGTAACTTAGATACTGTTAGCTTTGTCTTTTCCTCGTTCTCTTTCATATTTCTCCGTTGCACATTTTGGACCACATAAGAATACCATCTGGTATTCCTGATCCGGGTTAAACTTCTTACTTAACCAGTACTTCATGTCCTTGGTCCAAGATCCACACTCTATACATTTAAAGGATGGTCTTGGGTCCTCATTAGTTCCTGGTTCAACATAAGCACGATTATACTCCACAAAGTCCCTCACATTCATCTGCAAACTCTTCATCAAATGTTTCACCAAACAAATTCTGTTGAGGCTTTGGCGCTTGGAAGTCTATGCTTCTAAGTGGCTTAGCTGACTTATGTAGAAACAATTCTGTTTCAGTGTTTTTTAATCCATGTCTTATTTTGTCATCAAGATCACATGCATCTTCCCAATCTTCTGGATAGTTCTTTTGCATATTTTTCCACTGATCATTATGGTGATAAGGACAGCCAATACATGATGACTTACCCGGCATTGGGTGTTTATTTATATCACGGTACCATTGCAAACAATCAGCACGTGACATTTTCATTTCAATCAAAGGCCATCTTGATGTAAGCCAAGGCATTCTTGCTTCTTTCATTCGCATGGCTTCATCAGTAGATATACCAATCCATTGCTCCACGATCATGTCTTTAGGTACTCTATATCTAGGTTTAACACCTAATAGTTCTCTCATTTTCTTTTGAATAGGAATAACTTTATAATCATGTGTACACTGACGATAAAGCATTCCTACTCGTCCACCATTAGGACGTGCAGCAAACAAAGGTGGGTTTGGTACACGACCAGCAAACGATTTCTCCTCTTCTCTAGACCCTGGTTCCGGGTTCGCTGCTCTAATAAGGTCCTCTCTAAGATTTCCTCTCTCTACAGTGATAATAGGACAAATAGTTATTGCTTTCTTTAAATATTCTACATGCTCATAGACAAACTTAGGCTCCCACCCAGTGTCAGCAAAGATCATGAAGTCTGGTTTATGTTTAGTTAATCCTTCTTGCGCCATCAAAGCTAAGCATGATGATTGAACACCAGCTCCCAAAGATAATATACGCATGGTAGGATCACGTTCTTCACCTTTACCTTTTGTGCTATCATACTCCGCTGGCTTACCAGTCTTTGTTAAATTTGTAGTTTTAAAATATCTAGGTTCTTCCGTAGCTGCAACAGCAGCCATCATGTTTAATTGTCTTTTATTAGGCTTCATAGCGCCCGACATTTCTTCAAGAAGTTTTCTTCTTTCAAAAGCCATTTGCTCTGGGTTAATAGCAAATCCTGGCTTAACTCCTTCTACAGGTTTTTGATTAGCTGCCCGGCTTTTTCCTTGCTCTTTGTACCCTACAGCTGCTTTTTTAATTAGTTTATCTACCATTATTTTGCATCTCCCCAGTTAGATTTTATTTTATAATCCACATTTGAAGGCACTTCAAGTTTTAAGCAAGTTTCCATAATATGTTTTATTTCTTTTGCTTCTTTATCAGATTTTACACTACAATTCAACTCATCATGTACTTGTAAAAGAGGTGTTATCCCCAATTTTTCATATATATCTACCATTGCTAGTTTAGTTTGGTCCGCAGCTGTGCCTTGAATCAATCTATTTAATGCTTTATACGTACCAGCTCTTTTAATAGAACCAGTCCACTTAACAATAGCTTCACTATGAGGTAGTGCTTTGTGAAATACTGGTTGTTTGGTTATGGGGTCTACTTCAAACCAATTAGGTTCCCATAAATTAAATTGACACCTCCGTCCAAGGTAAGTTCTTATAGAACCTACTTTATTTGCTTGGTTCATAACTGCCTCTAACATTCCTTGCATAAATGGTACCTTTTCTCTAAACTCTTTCAGCATTACTTTAGCCTCATTAGGAGAAATATCTAAATCAAGAGCCATCTTTTTATATCCCATACCATACATAACACCAAGACCAATAGTCTTAGCTAACTTACGATCAATACCCGCCATTTCCGCTGTTTGTTTGTGAAAATCTAAACCCTTTTCAAAAGCTTCCTTTACTTCTTTTGCCCCTTCACTTTTAATTTTTACTGCGAAGTGAGTAAGAATTCTAGGCTCTTGTTGAGAATAATCAGCTGATAACCATTCTTCCCCTTGTTCAGGAATAAAGAGCTTTCTTAATTCAGAACCAAATTCATTTCTAATCGGCATCTGCTGTAGGTTTGGGTTGCTCATAGAAAATCTACCAGTCACAGTTCCACCTTGATCTGATCTTATCTGGTTAATGTGGGCATGAAGCCTCCCATTGTGTATGTATTTAGATATACCATCAATAAAAGTTCCCTGTAATTTATTAAGAACCCTTGCTTTAGTTATCATTCTAGGAAGCTCATGAGGGTGTGACTCTAAAAATCCTTGAGTAAAGCTAGGAGATCCAAGGGCGGTGGTTGGATAATCAAGGTTAAGACTATCGAATGCCTTAGCCACTGACCTTGGGGCATTTATTTGTACATCTTGTCCTACTAAATCTTTAATTCTTTTTAAGTAATTCTTTTCTTTATTCTGTAAT